GGCGTGATTACCAACCTGACTGGCACATGCACGGCTTGCACGGCCAACAGCGCGGGCAGTGTGGCAAACGCTCTGACGCTCAACAACGGCGGAGCGGGCGCGGTCAGCGGCGCTACCTACAACGGGTCTGCGGCGGTCACTCTCAGTTACAACACTCTTGGGGCATCGCCACTGGCAGGCAGTAGCAGTTTGACCACGCTCGGCACCATCGGGACTGGCGTGTGGCAGGGAACAGCCATCGCGGCTGGATACGGAGGTACGGGGATCAGCACCGCGTCATCCACTGGCATTGCGCAGGTGGCAGCGGGAACGTGGTCGGTTGGCAATACACTGGCACAGAACCTCACCCTGAGCGGCGCGAACACTCTAAGCTCTTTGAACACCTTCAGCAACGCCCCCGGCACCGCATCTGGAGCGTACGGGACGCTCTTCAGCGGTGCGCCGAATACGTCCTCACTCTTCAATCCCGTCGTCTATATTTCAGGCGGTGCAACTGCGCCGACGTGGGCCAATGAAAGCCCCATGCTCGCCGTGAACGCCCCGAGCGGGTACAACGCCGCTGCGCACGAATTTGAAATCAGTGCGAACGGAACAGTGGTTTTTTCGGTGATTAACACTGGCGCGCTTACTTCATCAAACAGCCTAACTGGCACGGCTGGTTTCTTTACCAACAAGATCGAAGTTGCCAATACCGGATCGCTTGCGTTTTCTTCGAGCGGCGCATCAAACGGCACGGTTGATACGACACTTTGCCGCAGCGCGGCAGGTGTAGTTGAAGTCGGTTCGAGCACTGGCTGCGCGGCCTCTGGAACACTTTCGGCTACTTCTTTGCTTGCCACTGGCATTGCGGACGGTCAAGCCCCTGTAACCCTCACCACCTCAGCGACTGCCACTCTAGGGGGAACTTACCAGAGCGGCTACACCTTCAACCAAGAAGCGACGGCGGCAACTGCCATCACCTACACGCTGCCCACCGCTGCGGCTGGGAAGCAATATTGCGTTGCTAACAGCTACAACGGATCGGCGGCGACGACAGGCACGATCGAGCTGCTGACCTCGGCATCCGGGCAGTTCATCATCTTTACCGACGGGACGCTGTCTGCGACTGGCGGCTATGTGCAATCGGGCGGCGCAGCTCGCGACTCGGCCTGCGTGGTGGGCGTGGATGCCACTCACTGGATGCTTTACGTATCGAGCGGAACATGGAGCAAGCATTGAGACGAATTGGCCTGATCTGCTTTATTACGCTATTACGCTGCTGCCTGGCTCACGGCCAGGTGATGCAGGAGCCCTTCGTCAACACCGCGGCGCTGGCGGCCAGTACCAACGTCACGCTGGACGCTACTGTAACCCCTTGCGGCTCGACTGCCAGCAGCAGTGTTTCCACTTTGACATGCTCACTCGGCGCCGTTCCGGCGGCGGATCTGATTGTCTGCGCCTCGGAGTGGGGCGACCTTGGAAACTCTGCTCAAATCACGGATAACGTCAACTCCGGAGTGTACACGCTGGGCAACTACTATGTGACGGGTAATGGAGGTTATCACGAGTTTCTAGGCTACTGGTACTACCCGAACACCGCGTCAGGGACTACCACGGCTACCATGACTCTGACTGCGGCATCGAACTCGTGGGGGTTTGGATGCGGGGCATTCAAGAGCACTCGCACGACGAACTTACTCGACCCTAGCTTCTACGGCATGTATGACAACGGATCGGCGACCACCGCAGTCACGATGCCAACCAGCAAGACTCCTACCAATAACGGGGAACTTGTCTATTGCATTGCTGACGTGGGTGTGCCCTCGGTTTCGGTCACGGCGGGAACCAATTACACGCTGATTGACACGCAGACCTTAGATGCTTTGTGGCCCTACTACTGGCCGCAGACCACCAAAACATCCACGAATTGCCCCTCGACCATCGCATCTTCGCAGGTCTGGAGCATCCTGGCAGGCGCGATTCTTCCATCCTCCGCTTCCGCTGGGATTACGCCGTATCAGGGATTTTTTGCCAACTTCGGCGGATTGACGAACGCAGCGGTCCCTACGCCGGAACTGCTGACGGGATATGCAAACGTCTCAGGCACGCCACCCGGCGTGGGTTGGTTTGGCGATGAACTCGACTGGTACTGCTGTAACTCAGGGTCTACGACCTCTGGCGGAATATGGTCGATCACCAACACGCACTCAGACGTTACCGGCTCTACTTCGGGGCCGACCGGCATTCTGTCGTCCACGCTCTATCTGCCAGCGAGCTCCAACACTTCTGGCGGAGCGGGAGTATCGAGCTACTACACGTCGAATGGCAACCAGACGATGAATCTGCAACTGGTGACAGGCACGACCGGTGACAACGTGCTGATGACCATCGTTCCTTCGGCCGCGACAGTGAATTACGGAGCGTACATCGAATGGGACATTCCGAATAACGACACCAGCGGCCATTCTTACACTTTTTTTGGCCCACAGGGAGGCACGGACTACCTCATGCTTACCCTGACTGCCAACGGAACGACCATGACGGCATCCATGCAGAATGCGTTTGGGTCCGCGACCCTGGGCACGGTGAGCGCAAGCACGGACGGGCTTTGGGTGACGGGCCAGTTTGTCAAAGGCGGCACGGAGTCGATGGCTATTTACACGGGATGCCCCACCATTTCGGCTCCGTCGAATACTTGCTCTTTGCTCTATTCAAACACTTTATCGGACACCGGCAGCACGAATGCTAACCAGTTTTTCTTGGGCAACTACAACGGCACGCAGACGGCCAGCAAACACATTTGGATGCGCAATGTGAAGATGGGGCCGAGCTACCCGGTGCTGCCGTAGATTTTTTAACCACAAACTGAAAAGGAGAAACCATGTCAAAGCAAATTCGCAAGATGGAAATCGAGCCAGCCGAAAACGGAGGCCATACGGTCACTCACTACTATCGCGAGAGTCCGACGCATTCCAGCTCCAAAGGCATGGGAATGAGATACGTTGAGCCGGAATCTCACGTTTTCGGAAAGTCGGAGGGCCATGCTATGTTGGCTCATGTCGCCAACGCTCTCAGCATTCCCGAAATCGAGGCCAAGGAAGACGAGGCAAGCTGATGTGGAATCCCAAAATGATCGCAACGTTGCTCAAGGTAGCGCCTCCGAAGGCAGAGCAGCCCTTGCGCGTCTCGGCAGGACGAGCAGCCCGTCAACCATCACCGCGCCAGGCATCGGCGCAGACAAAGAGCGGTTATGCCCCTAAGTGATGAGAAGTCCATCCGGACGCTTGAGATTCTGGCTCCGACAATCAAGGATCACCGGCAGTTCGAGAGCAAGCTGGCATCCGCTCCCCCGGAGCTGCGCCGGATTATCTACGAGACTTGCCGCCCGTACCTGTCGTTTGAGGCTAAGCCTCTGGATTGGTACATCATGAAGTCGTGTCAGAGAGCCGAGCAAGAGCAGTTGCCGCTCACGGATGGCGGTTCGGTAGTGCGGGACTTCCAACCGGCTCAGGACGCGTCTACCATCCGCCGCGCCAACGAAGTGCTGGCGCAGACGATTGCCAAGCGCACCCTCACGTTGACCTGTGGGAATTGCTTGCTGGAGCATCAGTTCTACGCTCTGGATGGTGAGACTCCGAACGCAACCATCCGCCGAGCTCGGGAGTGCGGATGGGTCTATGATTACAAAGCTGATCCCGTTCGAGAGCTTTGCCCGGAGTGTGCAAAATAGATGGCCCAAGATCCCCAAATCGGCAAAGGCGACACTGAATTCCTCAAGAAGATTCGCCAGCGTTACAGGTACGGCATGGACCGCTGGCGTCGCAATCGCGAGGAAGGCCAGAAAAACATGCGCTACGTCTCGGGAGACCCCTGGGACGAGAAAGACAAGCAACTCCGCGCTGGGCGGCCTACCGTCTGTCCCGACGAGTTGAATCAGTACGTCAATCAGGTTGTCAACACGGCTCGGCAGAATCCGCGTGGCGTGAAGGTCGATCCGGCTGGGAACAATGCCACGGAAAAGCTGGCCGAATACCGCGAGACCCGCATCCGGGCCATTGAGTATGGGTGCAACGCTTCTCAGGTCTACATCAACGGATTGCAGGGAGCGGTCGAGCGCAACATCGGCTATTGGAAGGTGACGCGGGCCTATATCGACAATGACAGCGACGAGCAGGAAATCCTCATCCTTCCGATCCAGAATCCGGATTCCGTGCTGATTGATCCCGACTTCAAGGAGTTGGATGCGAACGACATCAAATGGGCATTCGAGCTGGATCGCATTCCGGTGGAAGAGTTCAAGGCAGAATACCCGGATGCGCAGCAGACCAGCTTTGTCGCGGAAGACTTCGGCCCCGATGCGGCCTTGTGGTTTGATGAGAAAACCATTCTTGTGGCCTCCTACTGGGAAATCAAGCAAACCCCTCGGAAGGTTGGCAAGAAAAACCGCGTTGTCATGGACCGTGAGGTACGGCAGTACATCACAAACGGAATCGAAATTCTGAACAAGAGCGACGTGCAGCCGGGTTCGTATATCCCCATCGTGCCGGTGTTGAGCAAGGAGATTTGGGTAGATTACGGAGGCGGTTCCGAGCGCGTCCTGCTGTCGCTGGTCTCTCTGGCGCGTGATCCCCAGAAGTCTCTGGCCTATGTGATGAGTTCGATGTTGGAGACATGCGGACAGGTGGCCAAAGCGCGGTTTGTGGGCGCTGTAGGGCAGTTTGAGACTGACTCGGAGCGTTGGGCAGCATGGAACTCGGATTACACTCCCTACCTCCAGTTCGATATGATCACCGACGCTGCGGGAAATCCAGTTCCGAAGCCCGAGCTGGTGCAGATGCAGCCTCCATTCCAGGAGTATGCGGCCGGCGCCGATATGTGCCGCAGGGCGATTCAGGCCGCGATGGGCATCTCCCCGCTTCCGACTGCGGCCCAACGGCAGAACGAAAAGTCTGGGGTAGCTCTCAGCAAAATTCAATCCGAGCAGTCGATCGGTAGCTACCACCTCGTAGATTCCTACGACCGCGCAATCAAGCTCACAGGCCGAATCATCAACCATTGGCTCTCGGAGACGGACCTGGGAGAGACGACGCGCCCAGTGCGCGAAGCAGACGGAAAGCATAAGTTGGTGCAGATCAACACCGACGAGCCGGTAGAGGTCGATGGGCATCAGTATTATTTCCCGATTGCCGACGATCAGGGCCGCTATCAGGTAACCATATCCTCTGGACCGTCGCATGAATCCCAGCGAGAAGAAGGTTCCGAGTTCGTCGATTCTCTCTTGCAGAATCTCAAGAATCTGCCTTTGGCACCGCAGCAGATGACACAGATTCTTGCGCTCGGAATCCGGCTGAAACAGCTTGGACCTCTGGGCGACCAGATGGCCGACATTATCTCTCCGCAGAATGGTGGTCAGGGTCAGCAAGTGGCCCAGATGCAGCAGCATATGGCCCAACAAGGCCAGCAAATACAGCAGATGCAGGAAGCCCTCCAGAAGCTATTACTGGAGAAGCAGGGCAAGGTTATCGAGATGCAGGGGAAGGCGCAGATCGAGCAGATCAGGGGACAAATTCAGATCTCCGAGGCAAACCTCGACCGCGAGACGAAGATTGCCGTTGCGGAGATTGGCACCAAGGCGCAGGTAGAGAGCGAACGGACTCAGGTTTACAGCGACTTGGAAGCTCAGTTCCACGACCAGGCGCACGACGTTGCCATGCAAGCTCAAGAACAGGCACACCAGAAGGATTTAGCCGCGCAGCAAGCCGCCCAACAGTCTACGTTAGCGGCCCAGCAAGGCCAGCAACAGAGTATGCAATCCGCGCAGGACGCAGCACAACAGGCAGCACAACCTCAAGGAGAACCAGATGCCAACTGACGTAACCGAATCAGTAGCGGCGCCGTCTGCCGTCGTATCCACCAGCGAACCAATCGAAATACCCCGGTCTGGAACTTCGGACTATGCAGAATGGCGGTTGAGTGGTAAGCTACCTGAAAAGCCGAAAACTGCGGACTCGACAACCGCTGACAAGCCGAAAGAGGCGACCTCCGTTACTGATCCCGCTCCGGAGCCGGGAAAGCAGGAGTCAAGACGCAAGCCCGATGCGGAAGCACGGATTCGCGAACTGACTGAGGAAAATCGAAGGACCAAGGCTGAGCTTGAAGAGCTTCGGAAGCCGAAAGAGGCGAAAGCGGACCCGCCACCCGCACGGCAACCGGAAGCAACTCGCCCTAAGCCCAAAGTTGACGATCAAGTCGATGGAAAACCGAAGTACGCATCGTACGAGGACTACGTCGAAGAGCTTGCCGACTGGAAGGCCGAACAGCGGATTGCCGCTCAGGAAAAAGAGCGCACAGCCAAGGAAAACATCGCGGCAGTCAAGAGGAATGCCGACGCGGTAGCTGCGAAATACCCGGATTTCTGGGAAAAGTCGAAGCCTGTCGTCGAAGAACTGTTGAAGCCTGATGTCCGGCCCGAGATTTTCGCGGTCATGAACGATTCCCCGGTACTTGCTCACCTCCTCTACGTTATTGGTGGGGACGACGCGACCAAAGCAGACTTCATGAAGACTGTCCGCGAGAATCCATCCAAGGCGCTCAGGCTGATCGTCTCTATGGAAAGAGACATCCAGGCCGAGCTATCCAAGGAGACCACCCAGCGGAACGATAGCGGACAGTTCGTCGCTAAGGAGCCGGAAGCAGTTCCGGCGAAACGAAGTCCAGAGACCGCACCGAAGCCCCCGATTGAAATTGGCAGCAGGGGTGCAACGGCGAAGCCGGATACGGACGCGGACAGTGGCGATTTCAGGGCGTTCAAACGCGCTCAGGATGCCAAACAGCTAAGGGGACTCAAAGGAGCCTAGCGCATGGCGGTCAACAATTTTCTCAACACCAACTGGGTGGCGATGGAGGTTCTCCGGCTGCTTGTAAACAAGCTGATCGTCGCCGAATACTTCAATCACGACTGGAAAAAGGAGTACGACAAGGATTTCGCGGTCGGCTCGACAGTCAGCATCAAGTATCCCCAGCTCTACAAGGTTGTTGACGGTCAGGGCTACAACCCCCAAGGCATCAACCGGCGCAACACGACCGTCTCGCTCGACCAGTGGATGCAGGTATCGTGGGAGTGGGATGACTACGAAACCGCAGTCAAGCTGGAGCGTTCGGAGGAAGAACTCCGGACCCAGTATTGGGAACCAGCCGCCGCCGCACTTGCGCAGCAGGCCGATTCCCGATGCGCCCAGTGGGCTTATCAGAATGCTTCGATGGTTGCCGGAACTCTCGGCACCGATCCCACTTCGGTGACCACCTACTACACCGCTCGGCAGTTGCTTGAACAGAATGCGGCCGGCGAACTGGGCAAGCGATGCATGTTGATCTCTTCGAGCATGATGACTTCCCTGGGGTCGAACATCACCACGATCTTCCATCCCGGCAACGAGATTTCGCGGGCATGGAAAGAGGGCAAGTACATCGGTATGCTCGGCGGCTTCGACTTCTACGAGTCGCAGTCTCTCTACTCGCAGACGGCGGGAACCTGGGCCGGAACCAATGGTTATCCGATCATCTCGGGCGCCGGCCAGAGCGGTACATCGCTGGTGATCACCGCAAACGCAGGCGACACGTTCAATGTGGGAGACAAGTTCTCGATTGCCAATGTGAACCTGGTGAACCCCATGACCTACAGGATTCCCGGTAAGGCGTACAACAAGACGTTCACCATCACGCAGTCGCTTACCGCTGTCGGTGGGGCAGGTGGAGACACCATCAACTTCCTTCCGGCGATCTTCGGACCCGGCTCCCAGTATCAGAATGTGGACGCGCTTCCCGCGAACGCCGCAGCCTTGACTCTGTGGCCCGGTACGACCTCACCGAATGGCAAGGTTGGCACCGTGGGACTGGCGCTTACCCGGCAGGCTTTCGCAATGGTGGGGGCCAAGCTCTATCGCCCGACCGCTGTGGAGCGCGTTGGCTTTGCGCAAGATCCGGATACCGGGCTGTCGATTCGTACCGTCACGGCATGGGACCCGGTGAGGTCGATGCGGATTAACCGGATGGATACTCTTTTCGGCTTTGGCAACCTCTATCAGGATAATGGTGCCGTCGCAGTCGTCGGAGCCTAGTATCATGACATCGAACATGGGGCGATGAGATATTCGCCCCATAACGAAAGGGAGAAATACATGCGCTTCAAGACCCTTCAACTGCTTTTCGCTTCAATGATCCTGCTGGCAGCTTGCGGGACGGCCGAGGCGCAACTCATTTTGACCAACACCACGCTCTCGGCAGCGGTGACGAGCAGCCAGCGTAATATCCCGCTGACTTCGACCACCGGCGTTCTTGCCCCGAGTTATTCCAATGGCCAAGCCGCTACCTTCCTTCTTATCGACGCGGAAGAAGTGAGCGTTTCCAACGTTACGACCACCGGGGGCACGCAAATCA